GTCCGCGCCACCAGAAACTATTTTGTCGCGGTAGTCTTGTAGGCCAGAGAACTCAGTGGGGGGCTTAGTAGGTTTTGCAGCAGGTTTTGCAGCACCATAATCTACGCCCGTACCAGCTACGCGGTTATCAGTTACAGCGGGTTTAGGTGCTACAGGTGCGGGTTTAGGTGCTACAGGTGCGGGTTTAGGTGCTACAGGTGCAGGCTTGGGTGCTACAGGAACTATGGGTGCAGGCTTGGGTGCTACAGCTTTGACTGGTGCAGGCTTAGGTGTAACTACTGGAGCAGGCTTAGGCTTGGGTGCTACAGGTACAGGTTTAAAAAATTCAGGCGCTTCTATTTCTGCTCTTGTTCTTCTGGGATTAGGTGCAGGTGCAGGTCTGGGTGTAACTACAGGTGTAGGTTTAGGTACTACAGGTGCAGGCTTAGGCTTGGGTGTGGGTGTGGGAGCAGGAACACTACCAATACCCGAATTATACTTAGCTATACGCTTTTGTAATTCGGCAGGGCTTATTCCTAACCCACCTACCCCTATGTTCCCTAATCCTATATTCACTACGACACCTCTAATACACTGGCGACCACATGGAGCCTATTAGCAGTTGCTGCGGTTACTTTAATTATTTCAGATTCTTCCAGCACTATAGGAGAAGTAAGTAACTCCACAGTACCATTAGCGCCTACTGCACTAACCTTAAATAAACTAAACACGGCAGCGGCGGCGTTGGTCAACGTCACTGTTATAGTATCAGCGTTACCTGAATCTTCGGACACAAGTAGTGACTTTATAATAGCTGTTTTAGCTGAAGGACATGTATACAGCGTGGTAGCGTCGGTAGTGGTTAAATCCACTTTTGCATTTTTATATTCGTTAGCCAAGGAACCATACCTGCGCTTGAGTTTCTGGGGATACCACTGCTTTTCTTAGCCCGTCATCTAATTGATTAAAGTATATACGCAGTACGTTATTAAACTGCTCAAAAGACTGCGAATTATATTCTTTTGGTGGGTCAGGCAGTCTAGGGGAAACAAAGTTTATATCTTCTGCCATTATCGTCTACCATCTGGGCGTATATCTAGTCTAGGGGCACCTAACTGCCAAGTAACTCCCACATCCCCAGACTCTAGCTTTATAGATAACTGTCTACCACGTACTCTGGTGTATATCTGATCTGTAAACTCCTCAACAGGAACTACGGCACTGCGTGCAACTGCGGCACCGTTAACCCCACCTTGAGATCGTGGGGTATTATACCCAGACCCAGATGACTGCAACGGTAACAACTCCATAGTCAGACTAGGGTTAGTAGCTGTAGACCCATCAAATGTAACGTCTGGCAGTATTCGACGTATAAACGAGAAGCTGTTTCCGTCTTGTATATCGAACTGTGCGGACGTTATATAAGACGTTAAGGCAGTGTTAGTACCATCTACATTATCGTCTACGCCATCTTCGTGTGTAACAATGTTATTACTGTACGTAGCAGCAATAGGGTAGTCACGAGTGCCAGAATCCAACCATGCGCTACGCGCTAACGTACCAAAATACCACACATCTAGTACGTGATTATAGACTACATATCTATCTACGGTGTTAGAGTCAGCGGAGCAGTAAAACCACCAGATCTCGTCGAACCCTTCGTTAGTACCGGCAAATACTTGTTCTGCTTGCGTAGAGTTAAAGTCGTTAAACACGTAGCGTTTTAAGTCACAGCGTAAGTTCTTAACCCTACCATCGTACATATAGAAAGAGTCACGCCCCATCCAGTAAGCTATACCATCTGAGTAAGCGGTTGAGTTCTGAGAGGCAATAGATATGTTTTCCCCTAATAATTGAGAACCCCAAACCAACGTACCTGCTAAATACTGTAACGAGTACATGGCGGTATCAGTCCATACCAGAATTTCTTGGCGAGACTGTAAAGCAGTTACTATTTTAGAGCCTTTGGACAGCTTTAGATCACCTGCTTGATTAGTTGCGGTAGGTGTCCAGTCCACCACGCTTGCTTGATCTGACCATCTGATAAGTAATGGATCTTGTACGGCGCTACCGATTGTATTAGCACCAAAACAGAAAACAAACCGGCTAATATCTGACACAAGAATAGAGTTTTGTATCGTAGGTACGTTCGACGCACCAGCAAGTGTAGATACTTCCACCCCACGTACGTCATACGGGTTTACGTTAGAAGCATCCCAATAGTATATACCGCCCCCACTAGGGCCAAATATAAGGTCTTCTCCAAAATTAAATTGGCTCCACAAACGTAAAGAGTCTGTAGATGTTTCTTCCCCACTACCCCATGCACCATCACCCCAAAGACCAGCCCCCCAACCCACTAGAGGTACTTCAACTTCTGGGCCGACATTTATCTGGTATATAGCCGTTACCGACCCACCACCTGTAGCAGAGGAACTAGCGGCTGTAGCAGATTCTATGGTGTAGTAAGTATTGTTTGCTATCCTAGTTAGTTGAAATTCACCGTTTAGGGTTAGTCCGCCAACAGCAGAGGCTCCGCTAAACGTAACAAAATCACCGTCTATATACCCTAGGTTAGTATCGGTTACAGTGACCGTAGTAGAGCCGGATACGGTAGTAAATGGGTTGGTTAGAGATACGCCTGATGGAGTGCGTTCTGGGGTTATATCGTAGTACAGCCCACCTTTCTCTAGGTAGAACTTGAGGTTCGTGCCTACACCTAACAACTTTTGATTAGACAGCGTGACCCAATTGTGTAAAGACCTACACAAACCAAGAAACGTAGAGCTAGATAACGGTTGCCACCCACCTATCTTTTCAGGTAACCCACCACGAAACCTGACTTTGTCGCAGTCATACCAACCTTCTTCGGCAGCGTACCGAGTAGTTTCACGGTTTACTCCGGGTTTAAATAACAGCTTCTGGAGCGGCATTAGCGGTATTCACCTGTACGGATCATCTCAGTTACCTCTATGGCACGGTTGCCTACTTGTTGGCTCCACTTACTGTCCATGAATTCGTCAGCGGCAACGTCAAATTGCTCACGGGACATAGCCTCTAAGGCTTTAACAAAACCACGTAGTCGAGTCTGGCCCAGATTAAACGAAATATCAATTAAGGCATCTTGTCGTGCCTCGTTCATTGCAGGGAACCAAAAGTATGAATCCGTTAACTCTTCTCGCACGCGCTTGATGTCGTTGTTTAACAGGTAGTCAATCTCATCATCAGACAGGCCAAGACCAGACTCGCTAATGTTTCTGCCTACCGCAATTGTTTCATACCCAGCCGAGCACATATAAACCTTAGATCGCACACCTTCGTGGCGTTTAAGCATACTAATTAAATCGCTCATTACTTCTCCCTAGCTACGGAGTTGACCTTCTCGTAGCTTCTCATTGCGCCCAAACCGAGCATTCCCATCATAACGGGAACAAGCAGCGTTGTATCTATTTCGGGTAGGTCTACCCAGATGCCAAGAATGTTGGCAATAATCGTATTGTAGAGTAAGCCCAGCGAACACACCCACCCGATACTCGGTCGCCAGCCAGCAACAAATAACGACTTATGTGCAGCTTCGGTCTTGTTTACGTCTAGCTGGCCCTTCATAAGCTCTTGAGCGTGTCGTTCTGACATCGTAGCAATCTCATGGGCCAAGGCGTTTTTCTGATCCTTGTCCTCAATGAACTTATCAAGTAGCCCTGTAACCGGCCCTACTAGTGATGCGACGATACTCATAGTCTAGTCCCAAGTTTTCATGTTAGACCGTATCTTTTTAGGGATACAGTAAGCACTTATGTTGTTTTGGTTACGCTGTTGTTTGCCTACCGTAACCGCGCCGGATTCGACGTAATACGCAAACTGATTGCAGCGAGTCACATCTCTAAAATAAAACTCTTCTTTTAAAGGTTCGCCGTCTACGATGACAATTAGCAAAAACGCCATAATCATCTGTTCATTAACCAAGCCAATAACCCGCCAACAGTGGCTGGAACCAGCACTAGAACAACCATAAAGACTAAAGCGTACTGTGTCATTTGCGCTCTAAACTTTCGTTTAGCAACTATAGCCCTAGCCAACTCATCTTGTTTGGCCTTCCTCGCATTTGCCATCTCTTGCATACATTGCTGATACAAGTGTCCGTTACCGCTGATGGTGAATATATCTTTCACCTCTTGCATGGTATCTGCAATTTGCTTGCGAGCTAGTGCTGCTTTGATGGCATCAGCTTCAGACAACTTGCCTGTGTTCTGCGCCCTAGCTAACTCGACTTCAGCCCCGCCAAGTTTACCAAGAAAGGTTCCTATGGTGCTTAAATCGTCCGCTGTCCCTGCTACTTGTTTGATCGCGTTTGAAGCCATATTGACCCCAGCCACTATCGCGGAGATTTCTGCAATCATTTTCTACCTCATAGATAGCAATATCGGCACTAAAACCGACCCTAAAACAAGAATGTAAATACCGTAGATTAGGTGTTCGATCCTGTCGAACCTCTTAGACCCAGACTCCAGACGCTTTTCAATGTTTTCATATCGGATCGCGCATTCTCTTTCGTGTGCGCCAATCTCAGCTAGAGCATCCTTTACCGTAGGGCGCGTTGCCGCCATTATTCCTTGGCCTTACCGATGTTTAAAGCTAGAGCTTCAACTACGGGGTATATCCATTTGGCAAAGAAGGCATCATCTTTGGGTGTAGGTGTAGCAGCACAAATTGCACTGGCTATTACCGACAACGTAGTCAGAGTCGTTACAACTTCTATTAGATCCATTAGTTTACAACCTCGCCTTCAGCTTCTTCGACAGGCTGAACCGATTCAACAATGGCCTTGGTATAGGCTTGTAGTACGACTTCGCGCTCACTAATCTGCATCTGCAATCGACCTATTTCTTGCCGTAACTCGTTTACACGAGCAATGTGCGCCTGAGTCTCTACAGCAAGCTCTGATACGTTATGTTCTTCTTCGTTGATTGTTACTGTTTGTTCGCTCATGACGCTGTATATCCATTACCTGCTGAAATAGCTGCGTTAGTTGCAGTCATATCCTCTGAACCCCAATCATCTTTAGCTACCATAATTTCAAGGTGCTGTACGTTTCTATCTACACAGGCTTGACGGTCTTCTGCTGACTCATCAGCCATTTGGTCACCTGCAATAATTGCGTTGATTAGGTCTACACTGTCACCCATTGCTGAGTAGTCTTGTGCGATTTGATCTGTTTCTCTAGTCATTGGTTTATCCTTCTAGTGCCGCTATGCGGTCTGTTAGTGCTGCGTTTTGTGCAGACAGTTCTTGAATTGCTTTTATAGCAATAGGGAGTAGGTTGCCATACGTAGCTTCTAGTTTGTCAGGATTATCATCTAATACTAAATCTAATACAGCGTTGTTGCCGTCACATGCAGATAGAAGTTCTTGAGCAATAAAACCTAAACGTGTCTGCCCATCTTTTACGTTTCCATCACGAGTATCCCACCTGAACTGTACGGGTCTTACAGCGTTGATGAAATCTAACCCGTAAGATGAATCAACAATATCAGTCTTGTCTCTTTCATCAGACAAAGACGAAATGCTTTGAACATTACAACGCAGACTACTTATCTGTGTGGTTCCTAATGTGCATTGACCAGAGGCTGTTGCGGTGCTAGAAGTAGCCGCATAACCGAGAGCAATGTTGTAGTTCCCCGTGGTGGTTGTTCCTAAAGCGGTAACACCAATTCCTACATTTTGAGAGCCTGTTGTAACTGTAAGTCCAGCTAAATAACCAGAAAGGACGTTGTTGTTTCCTGTTGTTTGAACTTCACCAGCGGATCTACCTACAAACACGTTTTGAACGCCGGTAGTAAGTGTGGCACCCGCAGTGCGCCCTATAGCAACATTATCTCCCGCAGTCGTTTGGCTCTTTAATGCCTCATGGCCTATGGCAACATTTCGCGCTCCAGTGGTGTTAGCGTCTAAAGCATTTCTACCAACGGCGGTATTCTGAGCGCCTGTTGTATTGGTGTCTAGAGCATTTCTACCCACTGCTGTGTTGTTATCCCCCGTGGTGTTTGCGGCTAAAGCATTATGACCCACGCCAGTGTTGTTAGACGCTGTAGTGTTTGCGGCTAAAGCAGCCGTACCAAGTCCCGTGTTATTTGAACCTGTCGTGTTTGAGTCTAACGTATTCACACCCACAGCAACATTTTCAGCGCCCGTAGTATTGGCAGCTAGTGCAAGACCGCCAACCGCAGTATTGAAAGAGGCGGTGGTGTTTGCGACTAGAGACTGAAAGCCAAGTGCTGTGTTGTAAGCGCCTGTGGTGTTTGTCAATAAAGTAGCCTGCCCCACGGCGGTGTTGTTAGAGGCTGTCGTTGTTTCTCTACCCGCACTATCGCCTATAAAAGTGTTTGAAGCGCCTGTAGTATTAGACTCTCCTGAGTCATAGCCAAAGAAAGCATTATAGTTACCAGTGGTGTTTTGCATTCCCGCACGAGCACCCACTGATGTCATTCTTGTGCCTGTGGTGTTTGCGACTAGAGCCTGAAATCCAACTGCTGTGTTGTTAGAGGCGGTGGTGTTTGCCTCTAAAGCATCTCTACCAATCGCTACGTTCTGAGAACCTGTGGTATTACTTTTTAAGGCGTGTCTACCCAAGACAGAATTTGAGGCTCCAGTGGTGGTGGCACCTGCCGCGTTATAACCTACAGCTACGGTATAATTAGCAGTAGTAATCGCATCACCTGCAAGACCACCGATAATCGTATTTTGAATGCCCGTGGTGACTAACCGCCCTGCATTCATACCAACGGCTGTGTTGTAAGAATCTGTGGCTGAAGTGAAGTTTTGACTAGCAAGGGCTTCTTGTCCTATAGCTACGTTTCTAGCTCCTAACGTATCAGAGGTTAATGCACCATAACCGACAGCTACGTTATAATCAGAGTCAGTAAGAGCGTCACCTGCAAGACCACCGATGAGGGTGTTTTGAGTTCCCGTAGTAACTGCCGTACCCGCAGCACTACCAATGGCTACATTATCTGTTGCACCAGAAGCAATACTATCAAGTGCAGTATCACCTACTGCTACGTTACCTGTACCTGTGGGAAGGTTGCCTAATAAGCCACCTGTAACTTTAGTTAAAGCCATTAGTTGTTCTCCAGTGCTGTTAGTCTTGTAGTCAGGTCAGCTATTGCTGTTGCCTGCGATTCAATCAAGGCTTGTTGTTCTTGGACGGCTTTTACCAGTGGAATAACGAACATCTCGCGGGATACTTGTTGCACCCCATAATGA